GTTGCACCAGTCGCGGTGTATTGGCCGGTTTGGCTCGTTTCCATGGCCTTGGCGGGCACGAGTTGCTTGGGTGTGATGGTCATGATGGTCAATCAATGTTATCGGTGACGGTCAGGATGACAGAAGGCACGGCGGGGTGTGTCGCGGTCGATGTTTCGGCAAGGATGACTGTAGATGTATCGTCGGTTTCCCACATCAGTTCGAAGTAGTCGCCGGGGTTCATTCTCAGTACGTAGTTCCAGGCCGCGAGTAGCTCGCTGTTGTTGTCCTTGATCCTGATCTTGCCAGATGTGTTTGCGACATCAACACCGTTGATGCGAACCCAAAAATACACCACCGATGCGCCGCCCGCTGTGCGGTCAAGCTGCGCCGAGAATTGGAAGTTGTAGACCCCGTGCCCGTTGGCGTAGATGCGCGATGTAGGCGACCCCACATACACACCATAGCTCAAGTCCGTTGTATCGAACGTGATCGCTTGCGGTGTGTTGATCGCTGCGGCTGTCTGGGTTGTCGTGTCGCTGAACGAGCCATAGTAGTGGTCTTTGGTTTCCACTCTGATTGGCAAAAGCACGTCTTCGGGCTCATCAGGAACATGAGCGGGCATCGACTCCAAAGCATCGGCAAGCCTGCCCATCTCACTTGCCAGCGATTGCACTGCGCCAACGGCATTGGATGCGGTGTGCGATGCGTCGTCAACATCCTCGCGCAGCAACGCCAAAGCATCCGGTGATGCCTCAAGCGATTGATTGATGAGGGCTTCAAAAAAGCGGATAGCCACCTCATCGCCATTGACGATGCGGGCGATTTGCGGGCGGGTGAGCTTTGGGATAGTCGCCATCAGTACACCAATGCTTCTGGCTCGATGTTGAGCCGCAGAATCGAGATGTGAGCGCGCGAGTCACCAGTGAAGCGCTGGATTCTCCAATGTCTCAAAATGCCGCACTGAAGCCACAAAAGCCGCTTTGCGCGCTCGCCAATCTTGCCTGCGCTGATAGTTCGTGGGGCTGACCATAGCTCACCATCAACGCTGTGTGACGTGCTGATTTTTGGATCATCGCCCAAGGCCACATTGCCGGTGAGCGTCACCACTTCCATGCTGTTGATGATCGCGCCTTGACCCTCGTTGTAGATGATTTGGGTGCCGAACTCCCACCGGACATGATCGCCCCAATGGCTCGAAACAGAATCAGTCAGGTAGCCATACTCACCTGTTGCTGGGTCTGCCGCGTTCCACTTGTCATAGCACCAGACATGGCCCTTGGCTCGATACTGCGCGAAGCCATCCATTGCAGACGTGAGCACGAACCACACGGGGGCGCCTACTGCTTTCGTGGCCTCTATGTCAAAGCCAAGCGTGCGGTCTGGTAGATGGATGTATAGATGGTTGTGGCTGTTGTCTTGCTTAGCCTCAAGAACCACCAGCGACAATTGCGCTTCTGTGAATTGCCCGATGATCTCGTCCACCTCTTGCGTGCTGACCTTTTGCACGCTGCCCGATGAAGCGATGTATACGGAAGGCGGTTCGTTCCTGCCAGATCCAAGGAAGGCCACAGAGTCAGTGTAGAGGCACTTTGCATGCGTGCCAATCGCGCCCTTCTGAACCTGCGCGCCTTCAATTCGCTGAAACGGGAAGACGTCCCCGCCCACGTTGTTGAATACCTCGCATGTATGACGGTTGAACGCCCACACCTCATTCCTGAGCTTTAGCACACCCTTAATCGGGTCCGGGTCAACTTCGGACGATCCATACTTTAGGGGATTGACTGCGGTCTGGTTTGTGAGTTCTGTGACAACCAAAGACGTGCCGTCCGTGGTCATGAAATAGCCATCCACCCACAAGTGATCGAGCACCGATCCAAGGTCAGGGTCGGTGACTTGAGTCAGTGTTGAGCCATTCCAATAGTACAGCCGACCACCGGATGACACCGACATACGATCAAACGAGTAGTCGATAGTACACCACCCACCCGCACCCACATCACCAAGAACCGAAGCCGCGCCGCTCGCATCAATACGAACAAGGGATGTCCCCTGCACGCGATACATCACCCCGCGCCACTCAATGCCGCCACGGTCAACACCCAGCCCGGCGCCTTGGCTCACAAGCCCATAGCCGGGGCGCAGATATCCAGCAGAGATGCCGGATTGTGTAGGCACGGGAATGCGGTTGACTGGGTACGATGTGCGCACCCGGCCAGCGTTGTCAGAGTAGATGCCAGATAGGATGGGAACTTGCATATCAACCTGACTTCTGCCGTTTTTCGAGCCGCCTCAGCTCATGCCGCCCCGACTCCGTGACGCGGATGCCGTCCTCGATTGAGCCCATCTGGCGCAGGAAGCACAGCACATTCGACACAGTGCCGTGGTTCAGGCCGAGCTTGGCGAGTTGCTCACGCGTCAGGAACCCGCCGTGCTTCTCGGCCTCAGCGATGATGCGTGCGGCGGCTTTCATTTCGGCCAGTGCTTGGCAATTGCTGCATTGATCTCAGCACACAGCGCTCGCTCATCTGCGCCCATGTCTGCTGGCTCTTTGCCTGCATCGCAAGAGCGCACTTGCTGACGCAAAACAAGCGGCCGCCCCTCGCCCATCAGAGCCATGAGCCACAGCGTCGAGGCCTGCCTCATGGCCGGGTACGTGGCGTGATACTGCTGGCCGCGCACCGAGCCGTCAGGCAGCTTGCACCACCAGATTGCGGCCATGCCATTCGTTGTGGTCAACACGCGTGGGTGCTGGTCATTCCAAACGATAGGCCCGTATGGCACGCCCTTGTTCGCAATGCCGGGCAGGCAGCGGAAATCCACTGCCTGAGCACCCGAGCAGCAGAGCGCGAGCAATGCGGTGAGGATTGATTTACGCATGTTGGGATCTTTTGGTGCAGGGGTTATGAAATGCCGCCGACAATTTGACTTGCAGGCAGCAATCCAAACACTGAGTACCCATACCTCGTCAAGTGCCCATAATCATCAGCAAAAAGGATTGCCGAACCTGCTGAATCGTTTGGCCCCAAATACTCACGCCCTGACAAATAAGGGACGTTTGATGTGTTAACGATTGACTGATATCCAAGATCATACGCGTCCTGCGCAGCTTGAGAAACTCTGTTAGTTAGCGAAGGTGGATCACCAATCAATAGCACGTCTGACGCACCTGTCGATTTCATGCGGGCGATGGTAGAGGCCATGTTTGTTGTGCGCGTTGCAGCAGACACCCCAGCCAAGCCGTCGTTGATGCCATCGCCTGTTATATACAAGCTAACGCCCGCAGCACTAAGAACAGTGAACGCGCTATAGATCAACCAAGCCGGAGACTGCTCGTTAAGATTTGCTCCGGTCATACCGTTCCAGCCAATATTAATAACGCTAATTCCTGGATCGTTTGAATTCCAGCCCACAAACCCATTGAAATAACACTGACCAGACCCCGCTGGGTTTTTGATGTTGACAGCATACAAAGCAGGGGCGCCCAGGGAAATTACGCCAGTAGAGCGGAATGCGGGAGTTTGGTTTCCCGTCATTGTGACAAGCGCAGCACCACCAACATCAGCCGTCATGTTCCCGGCGTTGTTGTTGGTCGTGTAGAAGAAAATGGCGCGGTCGATTGGGGCGTCACATTGAAATGTGAGTGGATTTGTAGTCGTCAAATTTTGAAACCCACCACCACCCGGGCCCTTCAGCATTACTGCCGACCATCCGGCACCAAGTGTTACGCGCGGATCGTATTGAGCAACAGTATTACCATCAACCGCAACATTACAGTCACCGAAAAAGTTTTGAGTATTGACGGTTACGCCGAGCCTTTTCAGGCTTTTTGACATCACGCTTACTGGAGACCATGCTCGCCCACCGATGTTTCCGCCATCGGTTGCGGCGTACCCTACGCCGGTTGAATTGCGAGCCACGGCCACCATCGTGTGCACACCACCGCGAGCCATCCTGACGGCCTTCGAAAATTTCGGCAGCGCATCCGCAAGCGTGCTTGCACCATTCGGCAAGTACAAATTTGAATTCAACGATCCCGAGGCCACAACCCCCCGCACAGCGGCGGCCGAGGAAGGGGAAGGTGTAATCGTGCTGGCGAACTCATTTACGCGGATCGCGTCATCAGCCGAGCCATCGGCATCAATCACGTAATTGATGGGTCCAGCAGTCACGATGATTTGGAACGTCTTCGCGGCAGTGTATGGGCCGCAGCGAACATCAGACCGGCCAATCACATAGCTGTTGCCGTCCGAGTCCACAGCGGCGCCTTGACCGCCAGGTGCGAACTTGAGCAAAGCCCCAGCGGGCACGGTTACTGCGGTGTTTGTGTTGATGGTTGTCATGATGCTTACCCTACGCGATACCAAACCTTTGCGACAGACTCAAACTTGAATCGCGCAAACCCATTTGCCGAGAACGAAGAAGGAGCACCGGCCACAGTCGCGCCAGAGCTTGAGACAGTGAGCGTGCCCACCGATTGAGTGCAGGTGACCGTGACGGTCTGGCCGTGAACGCTGTTCGTTGCCGATGGCAGCGCAATCGTGCCAGCCGCGTAACCAGCGAGAGGAGTCAACACAAGCCACACGCTGCGGCCCCCTGACTCAACCACCGATGCCGTGAAGCCAGTAGCGCCAGGCGCTGCGTATTCGGTTGCCTCGGTCGAATCAGCGGGGATCAGCAGTGCCTTGAGTTCGGTCAGAGAACACCGCGACGTGTCGCTGTTTTGCGTAGACCAGAAAAAAGCCTGATCCGACAGCGAAGGCGCCCGGTATGAGTATTGATTGATGTCAGCCATCACAACTCCAGAATGGTCCCGCCTGAGCCATCCGTAAGCGGGTCAGTCGTCGGGGAAACGTAAATGAGCCCGCGCCGGTTGCCTGCGCCTGCGGGCATTGTCGTGGGGATGCGCTGAGTCGGCGGGATGTGCCCACGGGCAAAGATGATGTCCTTGCACATCTTCGCTCGGGCCTTGGTTGTCTCGCTGACGATCTTGCCAAACATCGGACCAATCAGCACAGCGAGATTGAGATAGACCGCTTCGATAGCGATGTCAGGCAGTCCGGAGTCATCATCAAGGTCGGAAGCGGTGGGGCCGTTCATCGGGTAGCTCAAGCGGATGCCTTCGGCATTCCATGTGCCCATCATGACATCAAGGCGGCGCTTCACGCTTTCGAGTTGTTCGGGCTGCTCGTCGAACACATACGACGCCAAGCCAAGCTCCTCAAAAGCCTGCCGCACGATGGCACGCTTGGTCCACATGTTCAGCCTTTCAGTGCTTTGGCGATGCGTTCGGACAGCTTGGCATCGGTTGTGCGCCCGTCGAAATTCAAGCCCAGCTCAGTGGCGTGCTTTTCGAGTTCTTCGCGGGTCAACGGCGATTCGTCGGAGGCTTCTTCAGGCTCCAAGCCTTCGAAAGCGGCAGGGGTATCAGCGTAGCCCTGAGCGATGTACTCGGCGGCTTCGCTTGCGTCAATGGTGATGGTCGAGCCATCGCGGTGATACAGACAGGTGGGGGATTTCATGCGCGCTCCAAAAAAGAGGGGCCGAAGCCCCTCCGTTCATCAGACTTGGTTGGCGACCACGAAGCCGCACTTGTCCGGTTGCAGAACAGAAGTGCCGTAGAGCGTGGTGAATCGCACCAGCGTCTTCATGGTGGTCGCATTGAACTGCTCGATCACCACGATTTCGGCGCCTTGCTTGGTGGTGGCGCGAGTCACGCCAGCGCCGTTGCCAGCTTCGACAGCCAAGCGACCGAACGACAAAACGCATGCATCCTGCGACCAGAACGGGTTGATGGGCTTGGTGGCCGTGTTGACGAACGTCAGAGCGGCGTTGTCAGCGGGCGAGTTGGTGACGTTCTGATACGGTCCGTCCACCACGATGGCGGGGGTGATCGTCAGAGCGCCAGCAGCGTTTGCCAGCACGCGGAAGGTTTGCAGCACGCCTGTCGAAGCCTTCGTGACCTGATGCACGGCAAACACCGTGGGCAGGGTGAAGGTGTCGCCGATCTTGACGTTTGCCACGTTGGCGCCGTCGCAGTTCAGCGTCATCGTGCGGTTGTCCTGGATCAGACCGCCACCAGTCATTGCCGCCACCGTCAGCTTCTGGTTTGCACCGTTCACCAAGGTCGAAGTCACCGTGCCAGTCACCGTCGAATTGACCAGGTTGTCAGTGCGGAAGGTGCGGAAGTTGGAGATGGGGGGCAGTTGCGAACGCTCGTAAGCGCCCTTCGACAGATCGCCGATGTAGGCGCGGTTGCCCAAGTCCTTCGACACCTTCTGAGCGTCGAACGCGTTCAGGAAGTGCTTGCGGTCCATGCCAGCGGTCACGCCACGCACGATCAGGCCCACTTCAGCCTCAGCGGCCATGTCCCACGAGTAATCGCCGGTCTTGGCAATCACGATGCCGCCGTTCGTGGCGACGTTGTTGGCCAGAGCGGTGTCGATGTCGGCAGACAGGGCCTTGCGTGCGGCCTTGCCCATTTCACGCATGTACGAAGGGTCGCGCAGTTGCAGCGCGTCCAGTTCGTATATCACGTTCGATGGGGTGCGGTAGACGATGGGCACCTTGCGGTCGATGACATCGCTCTTGGATGCGGATGTCAGGTCCAGGCCGGTCACGACATTGGCGTACATCTCTTGCGAAACGTATTCCACATCGCCAGCGCGCTGCATGGATTGCTGATCGGTCGTTCGGGTCATCACCTCACGCGACATGACGCATTCAGCGTCAAAGCCTTCGATCACTTCGTCATAGGCAATCAGAGTGCCTTTGGAGAGAGAGTTAGCCATGATGGCTCCTTTGAGAAAAACGGATGAATGAATTGGCGGGGGTTCCCACCGATCTACTCACCCGTTTAGCCCGGGCGGCTGGCTACTCTGTCACTGCGCTTAAGGTGCGCGAACCCGTTTGGCGGATATTACACCACCTTTTGCGCCGTTATTCAACGGGCTTTTGCTTTTGCCGCATAGTAGGCCGTCAAGTCGCCCTTACGCAATCCTTCCTCGCGCATCTTTTCAAGATTGGATGAGGTGTTTGCAACGGTGCGGGCTCCGCCACCGCTCACGGTGCGGGCAGGGGCGGGAATGGTGGACTTCTTCGGGCTTGCGTTGGTCTTTGCCATGATCTTTCCAAGGGTGACAGCGAACGTAAAAGCATCTTCAATGCCAGCGAGGTGGGACAGAGCCTTGTCATTCGTGCCGATGGCGTAGATGAGTTCGGCGGGTTTGTCTGCGGCCTTGACCAGCATGCCAAGTTGTGTATCGCTCAGTCCAGCGCGGACCGTGGCTTCGGCTTCTGCGAAGTCGGAAACGGGCAGTTCGCGCTTCTCGGATTCGTACTGAGCGAGCTTCGCTGACCAAGACTGCTGTTCTTTGGCCTCGGCTTCCTGCTTCTGCTTTACGCGAGATTCGGCCTTGGATTTGCGCTCTACCCAGTTTGCATACTCGCGTTCATAGCGTTCGTCGTCAAACTCGCAGCTTGCCAGCGTGGGCTTTTCGCCCACAACAATCTCAGGATCCCGGGGAGCGCTAGCGGCGAGCTGGCGCGCATATTCCTTGTTCTTGCGCTCTGCATCGCGCAGCAGTTTGCGCAGGTTGTTGACCAAAGGCGTCTTGGCTTCGGTGGCTTCTTCTTCGTCAGGCTCGAAACCTTCGATGCTGATTTCGAGCTGGTCAACCGGCTGATCGTCGCCGGGCTCGGCTTCAGGCTCGGTTTCCGTCGCTTCGTCCGAAACATCATCAGGCAATTCGCCGTCCGGGTTCTCGGGGTCAACGTCCACCTCATCTTCGGGCGGGTCAATCAGTTCGGTTTGCGTGCTTTGGCTCATCGTTTCTCTCATCTCGGACAAGTCGGGGTCCGGTTCCCGTTTTGTGTATCAGCAATTGTTACTTAAAGCGTATTCTGTTGCTTTTAAATATTGCATAGTGATCCGAAAGCCCACCAGCAGTTCCGGGTGCATCACCAGTGTTTTTTATGATTAAGCCGTCATGCCCTGCGTTTTTTGCATTGGTTATTAACTCCCGAACCCAATCTGTGTAACCAAGAAGATCAGCGGCCTCCGGCCAATCCTCAGGACGCGGGACACCAATATCATCAGCCAATTTGTTTGCTGAATCCATCGCGTCTACTATCATCGGCTTTTTAAGAAAGACGTTCGCTTCTTTAACAATATTCCCGGTTTTGCTTCCACTTGCTTGTTGGGCGTAGCCCCTTGCATGCCCATAATCATCTGTCAGCCAAAATGCATCGCCTAGGTTTGCATTGCTTGATCCGATCTTCTCATCCGAAAACCTATCAAACTGCCGATCTGTTCCATGGAATGCATTATTTGATATTTTGTTCTTACCGATGTATACCGCCCCCTTTTGCCCCTGCATTATCATATCCGACGGAGCCGCCGCATTCTGCGCAGCCTTTCTCGCCCCAGCGGCAATCGCTCCCGGAACACGCCCAGCGGCAGGCGTGAGCATCGAAAACCCAGCCTCTGCGATTGGGTTGCGGTTCTCGCTCACAATACCCGCATTTTGCATTTGCTGGCCTATCCACTCGGATGAGCCTACAGCCTGAGACATGTCAATCAGCGGTGGAGGCTGGTCAATCAAGCCCGCCTTGTGGCCCAAATAGCCAGCACCGGCAATGCCGAGATTGATGACATTGCCCATGGCATCAACAGGCGCGCCAAGTGTGGCAGCGACCATGCCGCGATTGGCCGAGTCGGTCAGACCCTGAATGATCTGCTTGCGCGCTTCTGGGTCTTTGAGAAAATCAAACAGGCCCGCCATATTGCCCACCTTGAGGGTTCATGTTCACGACATCGACATTCTGGGTTGCGCCCTGCATTCTGTCCAGCACGGCCAATGCCTGATCTTGCTGCGTTGCGTCGATGTTGCTCAGAGTCTCCAGCGTCTTGGCCTTCGTAAGCTCGGTATCTGCTGCGGCCTTGCCTGCCTTTGCTGCGGCCTCTTGTGCTGCGGCTTGCAAGTACTGCTCGTTTGCGTCAGGCTTGGCGTTCTGCTGCGCGGCTTGCATCTCTGCTTTTTCTTCATCGGTCGGCTGAATGGCGCCAGATGCGACAAGGCGCTTGCGTGCCCATGCGTTGACGTCGCTCATGCCTTCACCCTCAAGGTTCATGAGGATCAGACCCTCAAGCACTGAGCGGGTTTGCGGGTCTTGAGACACAGCGATGACGTTGGTCAGGCTTTGCACCATGCCCTTTTTCTTCGTGCTTGAGCTGGGGCCGGGAACGCCGATCACTTGGAACTTGGCGCGGCTCAGGTCGTTCTCGATCACCATGCCGGTGTCGGTGTCCATCGGGCGCTGCATTTCGATAACCTGGGGCTGGCCTGCCGCGTCAACGCCGCGCATCTTGCGGCCCTTGACCGAGTACAGCACGCGAGCCATGGACAGCCACACCTCAGCGGCGCGCTTCTCAAACTTGGCAGCGTTTGAGATGTATATGAACGCCTGCATGTCGAGCTTGTCCTGCACCATCTCAACCGCACGGGCTGCGATGTTGGACGCGATCTGTTCGCCCTGCTCGGGATTGCCCAGTACATCGGACAGGTCTTGTTCGGTGACTTGCATCAGTGCAGCCAATGCGGGGGGGACTTGGGGCGGCTTGGTGTAGCCCAATGGTCCGACATGGGCAATGGTGCCGTCAGCGTTGCGCAGGGGTTCGGCCAGCAGGTATTTGTAATCCTGCACATCATCGTCAGCCCACATGTGCGAGTGCAAGGCAATCTGCTCATTGGCAAAGATGGGCTTTTCGACGCTGGAGAACATCGAGATTTCAGCCAGCTTCGACCGCTGCATGTTTGCCAGGCGTTGCGGGTCTTTGGCGTTGCGAACGTGGCCGGAGCAATGCTCAACACCACCCAGAATCGAGCGCTTGCCATACATCGGGATGATGGGGATTTCGCCGCCTGGAATCTCGCCGCAGTCTTCCTCGACGCGCTCGCCGCTGATGATGTACTTGCGGCACACCTTTTGCTCTACACGGCGCTTCTTCGTCTGAGTGAAGCCGCGAGCCTCAAGGTCAGCGATCAGGTTTTCGTCTGCGTCAATATCCGACTGCATCACGATTTCCTCAGCGTCAAGCGGGCCGGTGTAGGTGTACTCCCAATGCTTTTTCTCGGTCTTGCGGTAGTACTCCGCCACCCACACAACATCGGGCGTGATCCAATTGAATTGGCCCCATTGCGTAATCGTCTCTTGCGGCCATGTCGATGGATCGTGGCCGAACTCGTCCTTGAACTTGGCGAGCGTGTACGGCACCAGCACAAAGCACCGAGTAGCGTCGGACTTGTCTTGCTTCTTAGCGTCGATGTCGAAAAACACCGTCAAATCGGCGTCGTTGATCGGCTCGAAAATGATCCTCTGGCGTTCGTCGCTCGGATCGTCGTCGTCTTCGTAGTCTGCGCGCAGTCGCATGGCGCCGAATCCGCCCTTGACCGCTTCGTCAAAGGCGCTGGTCTTTGCGTCCTCGGCGTTCGATTCCTGCTCGTCTGCCCGCATGAGCATGTCGCAGGTATCAGCGAGTTTGTCGGCGTTCTGGCCGTCCTTCGACACAAAGTCGATGCCTACTGGGTTGTTTCGGTAGTCGGACAGTAGGCGGATGACGGCCAGATGAACCTTATTAACCTCGAATCGCGGCTTGTTCTCGTACTGCTCACCGAGCGCCCCGTCCCACTGCGCGCCCCGTTCGTCGCAAAACCGGCGATCCTCAAAGCACTGCTTGCGGATGGGCTCCATCACCGCCCAAATGTCAGCGAACTCCGCGATAGCCTCGCGGTGCATGTCAATCAGGGCTTGGGTTTGTCGCATGGCTATCTATCGGCGCAGAGTGATAGCCACATTCTATCCACTTTGTCAACGGCGGGCAATTGGCCGCGATGGAGTAGGGATGGCTGACGACACTACGGGCGCTTGAGCCTGAGCCCTGCGCGCACCCTCGCATGCGTACCGTACTGCGTCAATGACATGGTTCTTCTTGTCTTCCAGCACGGGGAGAACCTTGCCCGTCAGCGGGTCGGTCTTGTAGCTGTAGAGGGTCAGCTCGTCAATGGTGTGCTTGCAGCGCGGGTGAACGATGATGTCAAACGACTTCAGCCACTCTACGCCTTCCTCTAGCGATTTCGGTCCCTTGACTGCGCCCATGATCTTCGGAAAACCGTTCTTGCGCATGTGCGAGATGGTTTCTGGCCTGGCTGAGTCGGCAGTGATCGGCCATTTCTCAGACTCGGGTACGGTCATGAAAAGCGTTGGCGTGTCGGTGATTTCGCACCCCACCATGTACGCCTCATAGTCGATGTACAGCTTGCGCCCGTCGATGTGGCAACGCACAAGCGTCGTGGGGTCCACCGCAAAGCCCCAGTCTGCGCCCAATCGGTGGACTGCATTGCTGGGCGCTTCAAAGTCTTCAATGCGCCAGTTCTTGAACACGCGGGCTTCGCTGTTGCGGACGTACTCACCCAACCAAATGTGGGCGTATTTGTCCGGGTCGCGCCGCTTGTCGTACTCCATTTCTTCCCTGAGTACATCAGGAAACCACGGGTTGTCGGTGAAGTTCACCGGGATCACGACAGCGTTAGGCGGGGGATTCTCTCCCCTCAACAGCACATCAACCGGGTCTGTAGCCTCGCCTGGGTTCCATGTAAACCACAGCTCAGAGCCGGGCTTTCGGATGGTAGGGCGCAGCAAGTCTAGGCTTCGCTGGCTCATGCTCTGAGCTTCTTCGACCCACGCGCAATCCATGCCTTCCAGCGACTTGATTGAATCGGCGGTGTGGTTCTGCATCCCTTGAAACAGGATGATTCCATCGCCCTGAATGGACTTGATGCACGATTCCTGAACGTCGAAGTACGCCCCGGCGTTCATGCTCTGGATTTTCGTCTCAAGCAGCCGCTTCACCGACTGGTTTAGCGACTTTTGCACCTCACGCACGCAGACAGTGCGGCGCTTTTGGTCCATCACATGCGACTCAAT